GGCATAGCCATAGTATTTCTCCTATTGGATTAAATTAAGTGAAGTAGAAGACTCATAGAGAATTTCTAAAACACAATAGTATATATAAAACTTTTATCTCATATAACCCGTTCATTATACAACACTTTTAGTATAATGGCAAGCGTTTTATCTAATTATATCAATATCTTTTGCATTTGTATTCCAAGTCTCTTGTACAGTACGTAAACGACCATCCTGTTTAAGATTCTCATATCGATTGGTTGCCTTCTTACGCCACCAATCTGTCACACCCTCAAGACTGAATCGGTCATAGTTATCTGCTTTGACGATTGTGTCGGTCTCAAGGTTGAGATACTTCTTCACACTCTCACGGTCATATCCCATAGTAGAGTAGTATGAATTCTTTTGTTGTGTTAGTCCCTTTGCATCAATGAAGGTTTGACAGAACTTAGTGTATGCGTCCATGTCGTATTGCTTCAGAGAGTTCTTGATGATTGATACCATCTTCTGTTGAGTCTTTAACTTACGAGATGATGCATCCTTTGGTACAAGAGGTTCACCCCCATTGCGTTTGATAAACCAGTCACTCAATGTACGATAGTTGTCATCATTGATGAGTGGCGCAAAGTTAGAGTCTGTCTGTCCATTACCAATCAATAGTGGTTTCATACCTGAGTACATAGACACACCACCCTTGGCATTACCGTATAAGGAGGTTGTCTCGAACATACAGATGTTTGCATCATATTTCTTATTAAGTGTCTCACGTACCGTATGCGAGGTACATATAGCTGCAAGTAACTTACCACCAAGGTAGTTGAACCCGAACGGTTGTACTGGTACGATGTTGAATCCCATGATACAGGTCTTGTTGAATCGTTTCATAACCTCACCATTCATGGTGTCCAGAGGTTTACCCAACCACTCATTACGTGGTCTGCTATTAATAGTAGGAGAACCGAAACGAATCATACCGATGACCATACCACTGTTCTTCTCACGTACTACCCAGTTCATCATCTTGCCTGGAATTGACGCCTCTACAGGTGCGGACGTGGTGATATCCATATAGGACATGAACTGGTCACGATGTGCGGTTGCGATACTGAACTCCATATCCTTGGGGTGCATATCGAAGTTGTTGAACATATCCTCTTCAGGGCCCATGCCAGGCAAAGTGAAGGGCATAGAGTCCATGCGTTCCATCTTAATCTGTCTCATATAGTCATCAATACGTTCGAAGTTCGCAAAGAACTCGGTAAAGACGTTCGCAGCGTATTCTGCGTCAGTTTGTGTAAGTATCATGTAGATTCCTCAGTTATGTATACCATTCTACAGTATATAGCAATATAAGTCAAGCACTAAATTAAATGAAAATAAGTGTTGCCAAACGTTGCTGTTGTTGTTATAATAAGTACTTAGTTAATCGAGTTGAAGAGGGAAAACGTTATGACTGATTTAGATACCTTTGTTGCAGAGTTAGACGATTCTTGGACATTAATGGACGAGATGGATGACCGTTATGATGGTGTCATGGCAGTCATGAAGAGTTCGGCCACTTGTTTGTCCAAGGTTGGAGTCTCAATGAAAGACCTTGACGATGCATTCGGTGAAAAATATAGCGATTATCGATAACGTTACTAATTAGATAATGAAAAAGGAAGTGACTATGAAGTATATCAAAGAACAAGACCTGTATACACTACAGGAAGACTATAAGAATGCTGTTGAGAAGAACCAACCATGGATAGTCCAAGCAATGGATAAGGTCTTCGATGAGATTGACCAAGGTAAAATACTTGTAGAATATGCAAAATAAGTGTTGCCAAACGTTGCTGTTGTTGTTATAATAAGTACATAAACTAGAGAAAGGAAATGATTATGACTAAATTTGATAAAGAACTATTCACGTGGGACGGTATGTACTTGATGTATCAAGGTGAACATACTCAGTCTAAGTATTATGAGTTACCTTGTCATCCTACTAGATTAGGAACTCCAAGGTCAGAGTTTATCGCAAGATTCAAGTATGGTAGTAAACCTTGGAAGAGCTGGGTTAACTTCCTAGTTAAGAACTTCACCATTGAAGAGTATAAAGCACTGAGTGAACAAACCAGTCCGATGCAAGCAATGGAAGTCAAAGGTTTCAAAGAACGTAAGAAGAGGGTTGCATAATGCAGTATTTAAAAGAAGTCACTGACTGGGGTTCATATACTTATGTCCCCAACCATACATACATTGTCAATGACGCAGGTCAATTGATGGGTATGATTCCGCAAGGTAAGACCGAAGCGGTTATGTACAAGAAACCAATGAAACAGTTCTCGAAGTCACGTAGAAAATTTATTAAAATAGAGGTTAAATAATATGAGTAATAAAGAAATGTATGAAGTAAGACTGGCACTAACTGGCCAATCACAATTGAAGTGGTACGCATTTGATACCGCAAAGGAAGCTGTGAAGTTCGCACTAAAAGCGATGCACGAAGAAGGGTTTACCGTTTCTGGTAAGACCTTTGAAGAGAAGTTCGAAGAACTTGAATGGATTGGTAAAGGAAGGGTGTGTCTTAATGTTTAAGTCATTTTACTTTTACTTTATGTCTTACCGTGAATCTGGTGTGTCGTTAATAGGTTCTTTCCAGTCGGCACTCGAACTGACAATTCTAGAGTATAGGGATTATGACGATGAGTTATGATTATCATAGATTGATTGCGAACGCTCTTGCGGCACAGATACGTGCTAACTCTGTTTGGGGTCAACAGTACTGGGAAGGTGTCGTAAAACAACTCACAGAAAATATGAGAAAACAAGATTCCGTTCACTAACTCTTATAAATAGCATATATAATACATGAGAGGATATTATGGCAATCACATCTAATGTTCAGATAGACAACTCTGAACTGACAACCAACTTAAACTACCTACAACCTACTGGGTTCAAGGTAGTAATCGACCGAACAAAGTATCCCAACATGGAGTACTTTGCACAGTCTGTGTCACATCCAGGCGCTCAGTTAAATCCTTTGGAATTACCTGTACGTAGAATTACATCTGTACCTTTAGCTGGTGACAAGATGACATTCTCGGAAGTTGCCTTCTCTATCATCCTTGACGAGAACATGACATCCTATCGAGAGATGTATGATTGGATGACTCGTATAGTGAATGATGGTCAGGTATCCGCACTTGAACGTACATCCAAGATACCTACCTATGCAGACATAACTCTACACGTTCTGTCTAGTGCGAACAACACTGTACAGAAGATTCGTTATAAGGATTGTGTACCTACAGGACTTGGTGCGATAGAATTCGTGTCTACTACTGGCGATACTACTTACGTAACATTTGATGCACAATTTAGGTTCTCACAATTCGAAATAGTTTAACAACACATTATGGTATATTATGATTGATTTAGAAAGTATTTTAGCCGAGTGGAAAGAAGACTCCCAAATAAGTCCGCACCAGTTGGATGAGACTTCTCGCATGACTCCGTTTCTCCATGCAAAGTATCTTGAGTATCTGTCTCTGACTAAACTTAGACTGAAGAAGTCTGAGTTCAAACAGAAAACCTTACTCAAGGACAAGTACCTTTATTATGAAGGTAAGATGTCGCAAGAAGACATCCAGTCTCGTGGATGGGCATATGACCCATACGAGGGTCTTAGTGCAACCACCAAGAACTTCAAGGAGTACTACTACGACTCCGACAAAGAAATACAAGAGTCCGAGATGACAATCCAGTATCTCAAAACTATTGTAGAAACCCTCACTGAGATTGTCAATAATCTCAACTGGCGTCACCAGACAATTGGTAACATGATACGTTGGAGAAGTTTCGAAGCTGGTAGTTAATTCATTCATATAAGGAGTCATTATTATGGCTTACAGTGAAAAAGTTATAGACCATTATGAGAACCCAAGAAATGTGGGTCGATTAGACGAAACGTCCGCAAATGTTGGTACAGGAATGGTGGGAGCACCAGCGTGTGGCGATGTTATGCGATTACAGATTCAGGTTAACGATGACGGTATTATTGAAGATGCTAAATTTAAAACCTATGGTTGTGGTTCGGCTATCGCATCGAGTTCACTTTTAACCGAATGGGTTAAGGGTCAGCATATTGATGATGCTGCACAGATTAAAAATACCGAGATTGCAGAAGAACTGGCACTCCCTCCAGTTAAGATTCATTGTTCAGTGCTCGCTGAAGATGCTATCAAAAGTGCGGTACAGGACATTCGAACAAAACGAGGTAGTTAATTCATTCATATATAGATGTATGACACTGCCTAATACTATTACCATCTCCCTGAGAGACCATGCGATGATGTTGATTGATTGTAATCAGCATCAACTCCAAGAACTCCGTGACTACTTCTCGTTCTTTGTGCCTGGCCATAAATATATGCCAGCATTTAAGACGAGGAAGTGGGACGGAAAAATCAAACTATTTAATCAGATTACTCGTGAGTTAAATGCGGGTCTCTATGAGCATCTGAAAAAGTTTTGTACTGACCGTATGTACCCTCTCCAATTACAAGAGACTGATTACGGTCATCCCGCACTGACTAACAAAGTAGACCATCAATGGTTAATAAAGTTCCAGTCAGAACTTGGTCTACCCTTTCCGTTATATGACTATCAGTATGATGCGGTCACACACGGCATCGAAAAGAAACGTGCAATCCTCTTGTCGCCTACAGGTAGTGGTAAGTCATATATCATCTATAACCTAATGCGATGGTACATGGACGGATACCCTGATAAACAGATTCTTATTGTTGTTCCTACTACAAGTTTGGTGGAACAACTGTACAAAGACTTTGAGGACTATGGTTATGATGTGGCGAATAATGTACATCGTATCTATGGTGGTAAAGACAAAAATACGACAAAACCTATAATCATCTCTACATGGCAGTCCATCTATAAGTTCCCGAAGGAATGGTTCGAGACAATGGGTTGTGTGTTTGGTGATGAGGTTCATCTATTCAAGGCAAAATCTCTATCTGGTATAATGAACAAGTGTGTGAATGCGGAGTATCGATTCGGCACTACAGGTACGCTGGATGGTACAGAGACCAATAAACTTGTACTAGAGGGGTTGTTCGGCCCGACTAGACGAGTGACTATGACCAAGGACTTGCAAGAGAAGGGTACACTCGCAAAGTTAGATATTACTATATTGTTACTGCGTTATCACAATGACGTATGTGTCATGATGCAGGGTAAGACCTACCAAGAGGAAATGGACTACATTGTCACAAATGAGAAACGTAACAAACTTATAAGTAACCTTACGATAGACCAGAAAGGTAATACGCTGGTTCTATTTCAATTCGTGGAGAAACATGGTAAACCGTTATTCGATATGATTAAGGATAAAGCAGGTGACCGACCTGTGTATTATGTGTCGGGAGAAGTCGAAACATCTGACCGTGAACAGATACGAGGTATTGTGGAAGGACAGAAGAATGCAATTATTGTGGCGAGTCTTGGAACATTCAGTACAGGTATCAATATTCGTAATTTACACAATATAGTATTTGCATCCCCTAGTAAGAGTCAGGTTAAAGTACTACAATCGATTGGGCGAGGACTGAGGAAGTCTGATGATGGCTCTGTGACCAAATTGTATGATATAGCGGATGACCTCCACGTTAAGTCACATAAGAACTTTACACTACGCCACAGTGCAGAAAGAATTAAGATATATACTAAAGAGCAGTTTCCCTACAACATATATAAATTGGATTTAAAATGAGTAATGATAAAGAATTGAGACAATTTAAAACAACCTCTGGTGAAGAGATTGTGTGTGAAGTAGTGCAATGGGGTGTTGAACACGAAGACGAAGTATTGATTCGTGCAGCCATGCGTCTAGTACTAGTTGAGACTGATGATGGGATAAAGTATTACTCATTCAGACCATGGATGGTATACCAAGAACATCCAGATGATTTGATGATTATGAACGTCAACAATGTTGTGGGTACAGCATATCCACCTGAGACTTTGTTAGTACAATATCATGAGGCTGTCACTGAAATGGCAGAGATGAATGCATCTCGTGAACAAGAATACAATCAGACATTCTCAGAGAAGGCACAAACCCAAAGACGAGCTCCCGAAGATAAGATTGATAAGATGTTACATTCTATGGATAGTGGTAGTAACGTTATTAAGTTATTTGGTGGTGACCCAGAGAAGGTTCATTAATGGTATTCAGCTTCCCTGAACGCTAAAGCTTATTATACAGTGAGTAACAACTTTTGTCAAGTCAAAATAAAAATAAAATCGGATTCACCTGTAGCGCATTCGACCTGTTTCATGCGGGTCATGTAGCTATGCTTAAAGAAGCACGGACAGTGTGTGACTACCTTATAGTAGGACTACAGACCGACCCTAGTGTAGACCGACCTGAAAAGAATAAACCTGTTCAATCAATTGTTGAAAGGTACGTACAAGTTCAGGGTTGTAGGTATGTGGATGAGATAATCCCATACGAGTCTGAAGAGGACTTGTTACGACTAATGCAGTTGACTCAGTTTGACGTTAGAATCATTGGTGAAGAGTACAGAGAAAAAGATTTCACTGGCAAGAGTTATGCGCTTGACAATTGTCTTGAAGTGTATTATAATGGTAGACATCACAACATCTCTAGTACTAATTTGAGAAACAAAATGGAAATTAAAAATGACTGAAGAAATTAAAAAACCTGTAAAAGTAAAACCAAAGGACAAACCGCATTATGTGAACAACGCAATGTTCTCCCAGTCCGTAGTGGATTACTGTACAACCGTATTAGAAGCAAAGGAGTCAAAAATTCCTCACCCTGTAGTACCTGACTATATTGCACTATGTTTCTTAAAGATATGTGAGGGACTATCCCACAAGGCAAACTTCGTCCGTTACACCTATCGTGAAGAGATGGTAATGGATGCGGTAGAGAACTGTCTAAAGGCAATCGAGAATTACAATATTGAAGCTGCAACTCGTACTGGTAAACCTAATGCGTTTGCATACTTCACTCAGATTTCTTGGTTCGCATTCCTACGTAGGATTGAGAAAGAGAAGAAACAACAAGACATCAAGATGCGTTATATGGAACAGGCTGGCGTTGATATGTTTCTTGATAACGAACTCGGTGATGCACAATCTAACCAAATCGCCAATGCATTCGTTGACACACTCAGATTCCGTATTGATGAAATCAAGGACAAAGATAAAGAGTGGAAAGAGATTGTTAAGAAGGAACGCAAAAGACGTACCGTCAAGGTCGATTCCGACTTAGGTAATTTTATAGAGTAACATACGCTTGACTTTTTATGACGGCAATGTTATACTGTCACCTATCAATGAAGAAAGAGATTAGATAATGAAAGTGGCTATACTGAACGACACTCACGCAGGGTGTCGTAATTCCTCTGACATTTTTATGGCATATCAGGAACGTTTCTATAGTGAAGTGTTCTTTCCATATCTGTTAGAGAATAATATTAAACATATCTTACACTTGGGTGATTACTACGATAACCGTAAGACAATCAACTTCAAGGCACTGCAACACAACCGTAAGATATTTCTAGAACCTATGCGTAAGTATGGTATCACTATGGATATAATTCCTGGCAACCATGATGTCTACTACAAGAACACCAATGAGTTGAACGCACTGAAGGAACTACAGGGTCACTATATGAATGAAGTGAACCTCGTAATGAAACCAACAGTTGTTAACTATGGTGGGACTGATATGGCATTGGTTCCTTGGATTAACCCTGAGAACGAGAAAGCAACACTGGAGTTTCTTGCAAACACAAAAGCAACACTTGTGGGCGCACACTTGGAACTCGCAGGTTTCGAGATGTCTCGTGGTCAGGTGTGTATGGATGGTATGGACAAGAGTGTGTTCGATAGATTTGAGACTGTTCTGACTGGCCACTTCCATGCCAAGTCTAGTATGGGTAACATCCATTACCTTGGTGCTCAGATGGAGTTCTTCTGGAATGACTGCGGAGACCCTAAACACTTCCATGTACTTGATATGGAAACGAGAGAGATGGAAGCAATACATAATCCGATTACCATCTTTGAGAAGATTTACTACGACCACGAGAAGATGGGAACGTTCCAAGACCTCTCTTATCTCGACAATAAGTTTGTGAAGGTTATCGTTGTCAACAAGGGTGACCCCTATGAATTTGAACGATTCATTGACCGTGTTCAAGCACAGAAGATTCATGAGTTAAAGATTGCGGAAGACTTTAAAGAATTCACTGGTGAGAACGTTGATGACAATGTGTCGGTAGAAGATACTGAACAGTTGGTTATTAACTATATTGACTCAGTAAGTACTGACCTAGATAAGACACGAATAAAGAAAGAGGTTTCCAGTTTGATGACCGAAGCACAAAGTATGGAGATAATGTAAGATGGCAACAAAAAATGATATTACTGGAGACAGTATTCAGACCAAGATTGGTGGTAAAGACTATGCTGATGGTTGGGATAGAATATTTGGTAAGAAGAAATCCTCGACATGGGAACACTATTGTATGGCTGAAGCAACCCTATTGGGTGTAGAGTCGGGACAAGAGTGTAACTGGTGTGGACTTAGTGAATATGAATTCAATGACGAGGACTCAAACCCACAGCTTGACTTATAGTGTTGGTTGTGGTATTATTACATCATGATAAAATTTCAGAAACTCCGTTTCAAGAACTTCCTCAGTACGGGGAACAATTTCACCGCAGTCGATTTTGATACGACACCTACCACTCTGGTCATAGGACAGAACGGTGCGGGTAAGTCCACTATGTTGGATGCACTGTCGTTTGGTCTGTTCGGTAAACCCCATCGAAAGATATCCAAAGGTCAGTTGGTCAACACCATTAATGGCAAGGGTACTGTCGTTGAGGTAGAGTTTGGTATTGGTACAAAGTCATATAAGATTGTACGTGGTATCAAACCTAATCGATTTGAGATATGGGTGGACGGTAATATGGTCAACCAAGACTCACATGCCAAAGAGTACCAGTCGATGCTTGAGAAGAACATTCTCATGTTGTCCCACAAATCATTCCACCAGATTGTTGTACTAGGGTCATCATCCTTTGTACCATTCATGCAGTTGGCCGGCGGTTCGAGACGTGAGGTAATCGAAGACCTACTCGACATCAATATGTTCAGTAAGATGAACTCTCTGTTAAAGGAGAAGATGTCTATTCTAAAAGGTGAGGTGGCCAGTAACGTTCACGCATTGAATCTTGTTGATACTAAAATCAACGCACAGAAGAAGTATCTCCGTGACCTAAGTGCGATATCCTCGCAACAGAAGAAAGAGAAACTTGACAACATCAAACACTTACAGGAAAACATCCGCAAACTCAATAACTCTAATGAGTCACTTACCAATGCGATAACGACATACGAAGTTCTCGGTGACCAACTTGATAAGAATAATGAGGAGTTGAATAAACTCAATGAGTTTGCCGCACAGTTCAAGGTACAACAGAAGGAAATTGTTAAACAAGCAAAGTTCTACGAGACCACTGACCAATGTCCTACCTGTGACCAAGCTATCGATAAG